GTTACCGTTACCGTTACCGTTACCAATATTGTTACCACCAAAATTTGATTTATTACCATTGTTGTTAGTCAAATTTGGTGTCCCAATATTGAAGTTGCTGTTGTTACGTGCACTATTATTGCTAAAGTTAACATTGTTCACTGCTGTGTTATTCACTGCTGTGTTTTTGCTAACAGAAACCCGTCTCTTTCTTCCTATCTTGACAGGTTCGTGAATTTTCATATAGCGCAGGCGTTTACCGATCGCGTCAACAATTTGCGTCTTCGTCATCTGTTCGACATTCTTGAGATCAACCTTGCGTGCAATTCTCTTAAGATCTGTGCGCTTTGTGGTTGAATCAAAAAGTTGTTCATAATCATTAGCCTTCAAGGGCGACTTCTTGTCAACCAAGTAGGTACGATCTGAACTCATGACCAAAGGTGGAAGAGGCAACTTGCCGTCCTGAATTTCGTTATAGGCCTGGCATATCTCGTTTCTTGTTAGTTTAAAATCTGATCCTGTGTTGAGTTTGATCAACTTTCTAAGATTGTCTATATCTGCGTTAGGATCACACGCATCTATCATAATTTATATTAAACTAACAAAAAAGTGTATGAGATTATTTGGTGGTTGAGTAACCTATATTATATAGTCTAATTTTGTCTTCATAAGACATATTGAAATCAAATATATTGGTATCTCCAACGTTTATTTCTATCATATTCATTTTCCCCTCATATGTTGATCTATTGTTTAGTGTTGAGCGAATAAGAGACTCAACAAACTGCCTAGGATTGTTTATTTCTTCCTGATATACACGGTCCATCCTCAGTTTCATACATGTAATTTCGTGTGGTTTCTTCCCCAAAAATGGAATCATTGGATATTGTTCTTGTGTACCACCATCTACATAAGTTTTGCCTTCATACTTTCCACAAGAAAATATGAGAGGTATCGCTATACTCATACAAACTGCATCAATAACTTTCATTTTGGGATGTGTATCCCTAGAAAAATATTCAGTTGTCGAATTATTTAGACAATATGCAGAAATGTATATTTTCATATCTAGCTCTTCAAATGTGGGATCACAACCACATACTTCTACGAGTTTTTCACGAATAGGTGCTAAATCAACAAAACCAAATTTGTTAAAGAATGAACCTATGCGTAATTTAACAAATTCGGGGATATTCAGAGATAAAGATATTTTATACACTTCGTCAATGGACATCCCTAATGCTAAAAACAGCGCTAGTATAGACCCAGCGGAGGCACCCGATATTTCTTCAATATCTACAAGTTGTGATTCAAGTGCTTTGAGAGATCCTATCATTGAGTAGATACCCATTGAAGCAGGACCTAAAACAAGGTACTTCATCCTCCTATTTAATAGAATTGAGGAAATTGACGACGCAAAAGCGCGAACACCACTGCGAAAACGATCGCGTGGGTCAACGCCGCCACTGGGCTCGTTTGACCGGATCGGAGAACTCCGCCAGAACCTGGTGGAATTGTCAAGAGCAGACCTGGACTGAGCGCCAAGAATAGCGATGTAGTCACGATCAAGTCGGTCTTCGTCAATACGAGACCCATCGCCTTCGCGACGAGACTGTACACGAGGAAGAATACGAGAGCGTGGAACATGATGGCCATTTGATTGGTTTTTCCGTTTCGGAATTTGAGACTTTGCCCGTCGGTGGTGAGAAGAACACCCGGGCTGAGCGCCAAAAAAAGAGCAGCTGGAATGGCGACTTTTTGAGAAGTGATATCTGGAAGCATTGTTTAATATATGTTCACATATTTTTCAGTTGAGTGGTCAGATGCAAATCTTACCCAGTGATCGAATGTTGCGCCTGACATAAACTCTGTCCCCAACCCTTTTGCATCAATATATTCTTGAATGTGTCTCCAAATGTAAGATAATGTGGATTCATATGGAATCCAGACAAAGTCACAATCATCTTTGTGTTCGTCATAACAAAATTCGGCAAAATCTGAAAATGTGCAATTAGTCATAAGTTCCCGTTCGAGATAGGCGTCTTTGAGTAAAGATTGTACAATATCCCAAAGCTCCCAAAGTTCTTCTGAATATGTGATTTGCCAGTCTTCTACATTCAATTGAGAATCTTCGACAAATTCATCATCATCACTAGAGGCGGCGTCGTATCCAACGCTAGCCTCATACACATATTGACTCCAAACCATGGTTCTTACTTATCTTCTTTAGGAGGCTTATCTTTTATCCCAGTTAACGACAACGAAGTAGATTCCTTTACTTTAAGGTTGTCCTGGATAGCATTAAGAGCGCCTTCTACCTTGGCTTCATCGCCACCGAAAAACTGAAGAAGGCCATCCTTGATAGCATCCTTATTCATGCTACCCTTTCGGACAGACTTACGTAGGCTAATTTTACCCTTTCTGAGGTTAATGGTATCAATGCCCTGATCAACCATATGTCTCTTCACAGACTCTTTGAGACGCTTTTCTTCTTGGTTGAGGATTTTGATATCAGATTTCGCTTCAGAAAGTTGCTTGCTGAGTTCCACAAGCTTCGAAACGCTTTCGGAAAGTTCGTTAGGTACTGACATTATTTACATAAAGCTAAGGTCTAATCTTTAAGCGAAATTAGCACAAATCGCGCTGCATCTCGTCTGGAACAATGGTAGAGTTATTCCAGACATAGCCATCCTTTGGATTTGGTGGGTCAGAGCGGATTTGTTGGTTGGCGTTTCTAAGCGCACCACCGACAGTTTCTGGGAAGCCAATTTGCTTACGTGGTTCGAGGAAGTTTTGTCCCTTGAGGATGTCTTCTGGAGCAAACTGACCGAAGTCTTCCTGAGAAGCAACCTCACGTGGGAGGAGAGAGGACGCAAGACCGGTACCCGCACGCATGCCGCAGCTGCCCTTGGAGACTGGCGCAGCCGCTGGGCCGGCCGCGGCGACGTCCAAACCGAATGGAGCATATTCAAGTTCGTCAATAGAGTAGTTAGATTTCTTCATGCTGAAGAGTACATAGACCAACGCAGCGATGGCAAGCAACATCATGAGGTTCTGAGTGCGACCCTTCATTATCTTTTATATATGATCAACAATTTTTTTATTGGGCATCTTCGTCATCAAATGCATATTCTTCTGGGTACACTTCGAGATCGGGTTCATCAAAAACCTTGACCTGGAAAATGTTCCAAGCTGGACCGAAGGCCTTCTTGGCGAACCAGAGACCAGCGAACTCGAGGATCACACTGGATTTCTTACCTTGCTTAACGAGATCAAAATCGATGAGCTCCTGATCACTGTTGAACACCTTGGTAACAGTAATGCAGTCGCCTGTAATTTGTTCGTTGACGATACTTGGGGTGTAGGCACTCTTGATGACGTCATCACCAAGTTGCTTACCGAACCAAGACGCACAGTTTTCACGAGCGGCTTCGAGGTTAAGATCATCGATGGCTTGAACCTTGGCCTTGTTGGAATCGGTGTTCAAATCAAAGACAACTTCGTTGGATACATCGGCGATGGTTGTTCCGTTGAGCTGGACAAAGCATTTGCGCTTTTCGTCGGTAAGCGCTTTCACAAAGTAGAGACCATCTTCACCTTTGACTGGGGCGTTGTACAACATTATATGCTTAATTTATGATTCAATTCTTTAAACCAACAAATGGTATTTGTGCTGACCTCTTTATGATTTCCATTGGAACCCATTTGTCACGCACTGGCTTGTATCCATACAAAAGCTTTGTTACATCCAAATATTCTGGTAAATTTTTAGATTGATTTGGCCTGTAGTTAAACTCATTTTTGATGTAATTCCTGGATCTGTTTTTCACCCATTCTTGCTTTTTCAAATTAAATCGTTGATTTCCGTGTGTTTTACTGTATCCTGGAATATTCACATTTGGTACAGATGTTTTAATACCATAAACAAGCTGCTTTGATAAACGATCCGCCTGTGGTTTGGTGGTATATTCCGCATATCTATGTGGATTAATCTTGGCAGCCGCGGCCATACTCACGCGCGTTGGGCGTTTTGTTCTCGAATACACAGACTTTATCTTGTTGTGTGTGTGCTCGTATATAGTGTTAATATCATCAGTTGGTTTGACGTTTGCAAACTTTGAAATAAGCTTAGACAGTTTGTACATACGCTGACGATCCTTCTCTTTCTTTTCCGGTCGGAGACCCAACTTTTGCATAAGGTACACATCATCAAGAAGGAAACGCTTTCCTGCAACGTAGATACGTTTGTCGTGAACCATTGTGTTTGTGTTCTTGTTTTTATACACGACACCAGCCTTCTTTGATTCTATGACTTCGTAGCCAAATTCCTTGGGTCTCATGAACGGAATGTCCAAAATACCACCCAAAACTTCTTTTGTGATCTTTCCATCTTTGATTGAAAAGTATCTCAAGTTCAAATCAAGTGCAAACAATTCTACATCAATGAAAATGTCACCCTTTGATGGTTCTCCACCGCGTGTAGACTTTTTCTTCTTGATGAGAAGGTAGCGTCTCGTGACATATGGACCACGCTCCGCAAAACCCAAACCTATAAATCTGGCAATCTTGTTTTGTCTAGCCACACGTTGCTTGACTTTCATCCCAATACTTTTAGAAGTTTCACCAAGTTTGTTCCATAATAAAAGTTTAATGGCTTGAAGTCTTCCGAAATATTTTGAATCATATGGAATTCTTGGAATAAACTTTGTGTCAATATCACTTGTCACCACACGATCCTTACGTTCAAGGTGCATATTGAAAGCTTCACCCCCGGATATCACTAGATCACCCATGGGTCTGAGAAACGCTGAGAGGTCACCCACGGTTTTGAGAACAATGTCTCGAATGGAATCGGTGACGAGTGCGTACACCATCTTTTCAAAACTTTCCTTTTTGTGAAATCTGTGAACTCTCTTTCTAAAGGCCGTCAAGTTATTGTCTTTGAAATGTTTCTCCAATACCGAGTCATTGAAAAATAAATTTTTCTTCATGAACCTGTTGATCACAGCTTCTGAATAAATTTCAGTGTCCATTATTATATTGTGATATTATAAATGGTCTGCAAGATCATAGATGAATGCAGATGTTATGCATACAAGGGTGCCGGTAACCCTTTGACCACACAGTTCTGTGGGGTTAGGAGGGGACCTCGCGTAAAACGTTGCCCAGCAGACTGCTGTGCTGGTGGTTGCCCGGGGCAAGTCAAAGGAGTCGGTCCAAGACAACCTTTTCGTATTATAGATGCAAAAAAGACTAAAAAGCGAAAAAGTGAGACAGAATTCGACATCATCCCTTTAGCTTTGGTCGCGGTCACGCTTCTGTTTCTCATTTACGCTACTTAAAGATTAGGTGTCTAGTAAAGATATAAGATGTCTCTCGAAAACATTCAAAGTGAACTTGTTGCTCTCCGCGCCGAAGTTAAGACCCTCACCAAGCTTGTCCGCAAGGTCAAGAACACCCAAGAGGACCCAACCGGCGAAAAGGCGAAGGCTCGTGCGGCCAACAATGGATTCAACCGCAAGCAAGAAGTAACACCTAAGTTGCGTGAATTCATGGGACTTGCCGAAGGTGAACTCGTTTCCAGATCCGAAGTTACCAAGTTTATCAACAAGTACATCACCGAAAAGGGTCTCAAGCACCCAGATAACGGTCGCCAACTTGTTCTCGACGATAAGCTCAAGGAATTGCTTCAACCACCAGCTGACGTTACTGTCACCTACCTTAACCTCCAAAAGTACCTCTCTCCACACTACGTGAAGAAGGCTTAAAAAATTAATACCTTACAATAATAACATTGACAATGTTTGTTCAACAACACCAAATTGAACAGCTTGTTGGTACAAAGATCAAAGATATCACTTTGTACCAAAAAGCTTTTACTCATAAATCCGCCCTCAAAGAGTATGAACAACTCACCGAATCTTTTGAAACTTTGGAATTTATGGGAGATTCTGTGTTGGGATTTATCATTACAAAATTCCTTTTTGATAGATACGAAGAAAGACAAGAGGGATTTCTTACAAAAGCTAGAACAAAGCTCGTTCGTAGTGAAACTCTCGCCAATATAGCTACCAAATTGGGTCTCAATAATTTGGTTCTCATGGACGAGAAGGGTATGCGCAACGGTTGGAATAATAATCCAAAAATTCTTGAAGACGTGTTTGAAGCCCTCGTGGGTGCAATTTATATGGATTTGGGTCTTCTTCATGCGAAGGAATTCGTTCTACGAATATATACAAATCCGGAATATGTAAACTTAAGCGCTATCATGATTGATGACAACTTTAAGGATCACCTTATGAGGTACTGCCAAATTATGAATATTCCGCTACCCGAGTATGTAATTGCTGGACATCAAGATGGAATTTTCTACGTTGATGCGTACATTAACAAGCAGTGGGGTGGTAGAGGACAAGCTAAAAGTAAAAAACAAGCCGAGCAATTGGCCGCTCGAGCATTCTTCGAACAACTTAAAAAGAACCAACAATAATAACTTAATATGCATCCCAACGTCAAAGCCCTGATCGAACGGGAATATGCTGCTCAAAAGTCTGAAGAATGGTTGGCACTCCGCGGAAATATGCTGACAGCTTCAGATGCAGCCACGGCCATTGGGAAGAATAAGTATGAAACTCCCAATGATCTTCTTCTTAAGAAGTGTGGCATTGGACCCCGTTTTATGGGTAATGAAGCCACGCGTCACGGTGAGAAATATGAAGATGAAGCCCGAATCCTTTACGAACAGAGACACAATGAAGTTGTACACGAAATTGGTCTTTGTCCTCATCCGGAACATAATTGGTTGGGTGGATCACCGGATGGTGTGTCAGAGTCTGGAAAACTTGTAGAGATTAAGTGTCCAATGTCTCGTAAAATTGAAGCTTGTGTACCGGAACATTATATGCCTCAATTACAGTTATGTATGGAAATTTTAGACTTAGAAGAAGCTGATTTTATTCAATATAAACCAGCTGAATTTAACTGGCCTCGACCAGAAGAGTTTGTGGTTGTAAATGTTAAGAGGGATCGTGAATGGTGGAAAACCTACTTTCCAGTTATGAAGGAGTTTTGGGACAAGGTTCTATACTATAGAGAACACATAGATGAACTTCCAAAACCTAAGGAGAAGAAGACGCGCAAGAAAAAGGAAGTACCACCACCTAAGTGCGAAGTTTCAGTCCTTTCTGACGAAGATCCATACGATGACCATTGAACAGCAATATAACCGCGCTAAAGATAACCTCAACGGACGCCTTTTTGCCCCTTACCAACGCGAAGGTGTCCTTTGGATGCTCACTATGGAGAACCAGCAATCTGGTCCCAAGGGTGGCTTCTTATGTGACGAAATGGGTCTGGGTAAGACTGTACAAATGGTTTCCACCATGTTAGGAAACCCCAAAAGACGTACTCTCGTCGTCGTACCCAAATCTATTATCACTCAGTGGGTAAACGAAATCAAAAAGTTTGCACCACTATTGTCTGTGGGTGTATTTGATGGACCCAAAAGAAGTATTTCTGACATCTTGGATTATGATGTGGTTATTGCACCATATTCAATTCTCTCGACTACCGAAGAAACCCCTATCCATATGTATGTGTGGGATCGGGTCATTTTGGATGAAGCCCATGAAATTCGGAACAAATCGTCCAAATTGTTCAAGAGTGTCTGCAGAATCAAAACTGATATCAAGTGGATTGTGACCGGTACTCCAGTTTTCAACTCTATGAATGATTTTGTATCCCTTTGTGCATTCCTTGGCATTGAAAAGTCCCTCGTCCAGGGAATGACTAGTAAAATCAAGGATATTTACATTCTTCGCAGGACCAAAGACGATCTCGCAAAAATCAACGAGCGTCTCAGACTTCCACAGTGTCATTTTGAGAATATTGAACTTGAGATGTTTCCAGACGAGAGACAGCTTTACGAGTTTGTTTTCAAAGATGCACAAGACACCATCAAAGACGCGTTCAAAAATGCAATCAGTCTCAATTCAAAGAACATGGTCATTCTCGAATGTCTTCTTCGTGCGAGACAGTGTATGATATGGCCACAAATGTATTTGGATGGTATTGCAAAAAAGAATCAAACGCAACCCGAAGAATGGATCGGTCGTTCAAATAAGATGGAGACTCTCTTCAATATGATTCAAGGACACCCAGATGAAAAGACGCTCATATTTTGTCAGTTTGTAGGCGAAATGGATTACATTCAGAAAAACCTGGATGAAATGGGATACATTACATACAGAATTGATGGTTCAGTTCCAAAGGATGAGAGAGATAGACAGGTCACGAGTTTCAAAAAGTCACCAGGTGGTTCAGTATTCATCATCCAGATCAAATCGGGTGGTCAAGGTCTCAATTTACAAGAAGCAACGCGCGTTTATATTACGGGACCATCATGGAACCCAGCGACAGAACTCCAAGCTGTGGGGCGTAGCCATCGCACAGGACAAACAAAGCAGGTCTATGTCAAGAAGCTCGTCTATAAGGAAACTGATACATTTGTGAGTGTGGAGGAGGAGATGATGGCTCTCCAAGGTCACAAATCCATTGTGTGTTCAAAAGTCTTAAATGATGAGAGAATTGAAAAACAAATTCCAGTCAAGAGAACCACCGAAAAAATTTCAATCTTGGACATCAAGAAAATATTCCGCGCCTAATATATAAAAAGATGTCTGCCAAGCCAATAGGAAGTCGAGCCGAAGTGTTCCACGGAACTGCCGATAAGACCTCAGGTGGTCTTAAGAAGAAGGATCTCATGTTGGATCCAAAGGATGGTCAAATTAAGAGCGTCGCCGCGCACCAAGCCGCGCTTGACCGCATGAAGCGTGAAGGTAAGAAGCACTTGACCAAGGTCTTCAAGCCAAAGAAGGGTAAGTTTGCGCTTCAGCCCAAGGAAGGTACCAAGGAGTACAAGAAGAAGATGAAGAAGATGGCGTAAAAATTTGTCGACGTACTATAAGAATGACTCTTGCAAAGTGGGACGAGTCTGTACGTTTGGCTAAGATAAAGCTAGGTTTGGACCCAAAGGGGTTTACCAAAGTTCAGGGTAAACTTCTTAAGGAGGCTCAAATCATATATCATCTCTTACTCTTGAATAAAAATAACAATAACAAGTAAAAGAATGTTTAAGGTACTTGCTGCCGCTGCCAAAGCCGGAGCTAAAGCTGGGCCAAAGCTTTTAAAGGCTGGTGCTAAGACTGGTGCCAAATATGGTAAAGTCGCTGCTAAACAGGCCAAAAAAGAAGCCAGGGCTATAGCTGAAGATTTAAAGAACAATGCGCGTCAGATGGCAAATAACATGAAAGCTGGTGCCAAGAATATGGCAACCAATTATCTTGACGGCCAAAAGCGTCGTATTTATCAAACAAATCGAGGTGCGATTTATACCAATACAAGCGGAGGTAACCGCAATTATAACCCAACCCCAGCTTATGAAAATAAGCCGGGGTCAAATGTTATCACACCAATCTAATTAGATTTGAAATTGGAATCCCTTCAAGTTTTGTGGTTCATACACAACCAACTGATGAAGCTTCCAGGTACACCCAAACTTTCTGTTCAAGAAATAAACACTATTGAGTTCAACAATAGCGTGACCACTGTTTCTTGCATAGAGACCATTAGTTACTTCGGTTTTAATTGCATTTCTATTTGCGTCATATACTCCCGCCTTAATCATATTATTGTGATCGGTATCAACCTTGACACGGAATTTTGGCTCTCGATCTGGACTCTCTTTGATATTTGAATTAAACATTGGTGCAAGTTCTTCTCTCGTCATTTTCTTATCGAATATCTTTTCACTTTGTTCGGTGACTGCATCGATGATTTTTCCTTCAATCACACGAAGAGATTCATAAAATTTTTTGATATAACTTCCATCTTCATCATAACCCTTCATCGCGAGATCGACATTATATTTAGTTGGACCGACTTCAGGTGTAAATCCCGAGACACCAAAAGGCATGTAAAGTCGTGGGAATTGGATTCTCACGGGTGTGCCTTCTTTGGTAGAAAGAACAATCTTACGATTGTTGAACTCAGCGATTTCAAGATTTTCAATAGCGTCGCTTATTTTAGCCATTTGTGCTATTTGAATATCAGGTCAAAACTTTAAGCTGAACAAGCGACACATTCTGGTTCAAGACTGAACTGGATAGGACGAGCCTTGGCCTTTGATCTCAGATAGTACATCCCTGTTTTGAGACCGGACTTCCATGCATACATATGCATAGAAGACAACTTTGAAAGTGTTGGACTCTCCATAAATAAGTTCATAGACTGCGACTGGTCAATAAATCGACCACGACCGGCTGCCATATCAATAATTGACTTTTGACTAATTTCCCATACAGTTTTGTAAAGTTTCTTAATATCATCTGGAATATCCACAATATTTTGAATTGAACCACCAGCCTTTACCATTAGATCCTTCATATCCTTGGACCAGAGACCAACCTCCTTTAGGTCATTTACTAGATGCTTGTTGACAACCACAAATTCACCCGCCAAAGTACGACGCAAATAAATATTTGTCGTGTATGGTTCAAAGCATTCGTTATTACCCAAAATTTGAGCAGTGGAGGCCGTGGGCATTGGAGCCATTAAGAGACTATTGCGAAGACCCTTTGACTTAATCCTCTCCTTGAGAGCGTCCCAGTCGTAGTGAAGCTTTGTTTCACCATCCCACATATCAAATTGAAGAATTCCTTGGGAAGCTGGTGATCCCTCAAATGTTTCATAAGAACCGTGAACTTCCGCGAGTTCTGAACTCGCCTCGAGAGCTGCGTGATACATTGTTTCAAAGATACGCGCGTTAATTTCTCTCGCTTCATCAGAATCAAATGCAATTCTGTGCAAAATAAATACATCCGCGAGACCTTGGACTCCGAGACCAATAGGTCTGTGTCTCATATTTGACTTTCGAGCAGTCTCAACGGGATAAAAATTACGGTCAATGACTCGATTCAAGTTTTTAGTAACAATCTTGGTGACTTCATGAAGTTTTTCATAATCAAAAGTGCGAGTCTCTTCATTGACATATTTTGGAAGGGCGATCGACGCCAGATTGCAAACAGCCGTCTCATCCTTATCTGTGTACTCCAAAATTTCTGTACACAAGTTGGAACTCTTAATCACACCCAAATTCTTTTGGTTTGATTTTTTGTTGCACGCATCCTTGTAAAGCATGTATGGAGTACCAGTCTCGGTTTGTGACTTAAGAATGGCTTTCCACACTTCGGCTGCTGGAATCGTTGCATTAGCCCGTCCCTCTTCCTCGTACTTCTTGTAGAGAGCTTCAAACTCTTCACCTACAACATCGGAGAGACCCGGTGCTTTGTCTGGGCAGAAAAGAGACCATTGCCCACCTTCCTCGACTCTCTTCATGAAGAGGTCTGGAATCCAAAGGGCGGAGAATAGATCTCTACACCTCGCTTCTTCATCACCCTGGTTGAGACGTAACTCGAGGAATTCCATAATATCCGCGTGCCAAGGTTCCAAGTACACTGCGATAGACCCTTTTCTTCGCCCCGCTTGATTCACATAGCGAGCTGTAGAGTTAAATACACGAAGCATTGGAATAATACCGTCTGATTGGCCATTTGTACCTCTAATACGAGACTTATTAGCTCTTACATCGTGAATGTGCATACCGATACCCCCGGCCCACTTAGAAATTTGGGCACATTCTGTAAGAGTTCCATAAATACCGTTAATAGAGTCTTCTTTGTTTGCAATAAGGAAGCAACTAGACATTTGAGGTCTTGGGGTACCAGCATTGAAGAGAGTTGGTGTTGCATGGATGAACAGGCCTTGGGACATCTTATCATAGGTTTCAATGATTGCGGGTACATCATCTCCGTGAATACCAATAGCAACTCTCATAAACATATATTGCGGTGTTTCCATCAAGATACCATCAAGTCGTTGAAGATATGACTTTTCAAGTGTTTTGAGACCAAAATAACCAAAATCGTAGTCGCGCTTTGTGACAATATCGTCTTTGACACGTCCAGCGATTTGGGCAACGTCTTCTGTAACAATACCTGCCTTTGCAAGCTTTTTCATAGCCATATAGAAGTTATTGGGACACACCTTCTGAATGTTACTAGCAGTAATACGTGTCGCGAGAATTTCATAATCTGGGTCAGTCGTAATCATTCCAATGCAGATTTCAGCCGAGAGAGTATCAATTTCCTGTGTGGTAATACCATCGTACATAGATGAAAAAACCTGCTGGGCAATTTTAGACGAGTCGCAGTTTTCGGAGAGTCCATAAGTCAACTTTTTGATCCTATTGGTGACATTGTCGAACTTCATGTCTTCAATACGACCGGAACGTTTGGTGACTCTCATCGGGGTTTACTAATTAGTCTACTTGTTTTATTTTTAACTTACTTGCTGCACTTTTCAAGATCGCCACTTCTAACTGGAACTGTACCCACAGTTTCCATCTTTCTGTCGGACTGGAGAAGGTATGTGTTCACGTGGAACCGACCTTCTTCACCTGGCTTGCTGACTGGAGCGTAAGATCCGACGAAGCAGGCTGGAGGTTTGCATGGTATTTTCTCCAGGTTGGCTGGCTTGCTTTCATAGACTTCATCAAAGTCGGCAATGTTTAACATTTAGTATTTACATACAGTTTTTTTTTCGGAGGGTATATTAAATGTGTGATAATCTTCACCTCGATTCTATGAAACAGTGTGAGACACCTTTGAACACTTTGTTTTTTTCTGAGTTCAACGTCAACCTACTTCAGAGAGGCATACGCCAAGCTTTCAAGAACAAGACTGGTATCGCCATTGATTACCAAAACCGCGACGACCTGTACGGTATCATGCGTGTAGTCTTCATTAACAACTCCGGTGACCACCACTCGGGTGTGAATGATCAAGTTCGTTTCATGAACAATCGTGTGATTCAAACTGCACTCTCTCAGATCCAGACTGGAGTTTCTCAATATATGTCATACATTAAAGACATAGATACGATTAGTGCTCCCCTGGATCTTCCAAAGAACACAAGTACCCACGGTAACAAGTTGGATAAGAACATGAAGATTGGTATCAATTAAAGTTTTGATTCGTTAACTTTGTAAGATGAGTCTGAATTATTATAAATCCGAGACTGAAAAAGTGTGTAAATCAAAGGGTTGGGACAGGGCTGCTGTGGATACAGTATGGCTTCTTTTGACTGAAGAATTTGGTGAATTAGCTTCAGCTATTCGTCAATACAAGAAGACTTACAAAAAGACGGGGTTGAAAAAGGAGCGTGGTACGGATGTGATGATGGAAATGGGTGATGTATTTAGTTACCTATTTCAACTGGCACATATGCTCGACGTAGACCTGGATAAAATGTGGGAGGAACATAGATCTAAAATGAAAACTAAAAAATATAATCTTCGATAATATTAATTATGAGTGAACATATGCTCTGTGATGAGGATGCCATCAACGATGTCAATCCATTTGTCTCACGTGACTTTTCCCTTCCAGGGGGCGTGGGACAAACGGGTGATTTTGCCGATTTTTCGACGACGCGTAAAGAAGTCGGCATTCCAGAAAGGAAGAAGAGTGTCTACTGTGATTACTCTTTATGTAAGGAGGGCTCTGAAAGATGTCCTTTAAATAGACCACTTCACCCAAGAAGAAACATTGATCAAGGTTTTGTTAAAAGAGGATCTCTCGGCGGGTTGATTCGCGTTGGTGTTGCAAATAAGCCCAAGTTTTCTTTGACTGGGTGGATTATAATTCTCATTGTATTCTTTACAATCCTATATTACGCACGACGTTAAAAAAGTAATCTAGACGTTTAGCATCTTCGCAATACTTTATTGCACCCTCGATATCATTAGAGCAAAAACTCTTAGCGAAATCTCTCTGCCAAGCACTTTTCACATTTATACGTGGTGGTTGGAATGTGGGATCCAAAATTTTACACGCGTGCATAAGTCTCACGTATGTATTTGTATCATTTGAATCTGCTAGTAAGTTTTCGACAGCAAGTTCTGCAAGTTTGTGTCTAACTTCGAGCGTTTTTTCAACCATTGTATCGATGAATTTTTCATATGGTATAGATTGTGTCTTTGACTCCAGGATAACCCAATTTGCGAGCGGTTCCGTTTGTATGTAATCGACGTATGTATTGTAACCAGAACCCCTCACGAATTTTTCATATACTATTTCGACATATGAGAGCTTGGACTCAACGTCGTGGACGGCCTTGGCCGACTTTATGAAAGAAGTCATTTGTAATAAATTGGTTTCATTTCTCTAAGTGAAAAATAATGT